AAGTGTTACAATGTCTTCTTCTGAAGTTACAATAGTTTCATTAGTAATATCTTCAATCGCCATATCAATTTCAGGATATCCTGCGACTGCTCTATATTTAAATATTAACTCCTGATCACTTTTAAACTTATCGCCACTAATGTCTAAGTATTGACCAAAATATCCACCGGACGGTGCGACCTCGTACGATCCATCCTCATTTGAAGATGTAAACGATAACGCTTGCTTTTTTTCTTCACTCTTCTTCCTTTTAAAGAAGAATCCAAATAAGTTGTTGCCTTCTGCCATAATTTTCTCTTTTTAAAAGATTACGTATATTATTTATAACCTTTTAAAAAGAGGGGAAATTAATCCCCTCCATATTTTTATGATGTCTTATCAGACTCCCAATACTGTACTTGTAGCTCAACAGTAAACTCTTCAATTGTGTTCTCTTGATCATAAGATACTTCAATAGCACCTAAGTTCGTAGGGAAACAACCACGGATATTATAGCTCTTTAAGTCAGTGCCATCTTTATCCAGTTGTGCCACAATCATATCTGCCATATAGTCAGACGGATTAGTTAAACCAGTATTAGCATTGTGTTGGTTAATACCATTCATCCACTCCTCGAAAGAATTACGAACATCAAAATCAGTATCATTGATAATTGTAATATTCCAAGGTTCAAATGTTCTATCACCAGCAATCTGTAATTGTCTACCACGGAAAGGTACCATGATAGGTGCAATAATAGAAGCTGGTAATTGAGCAGCTTTGATCATGAATGAAGCTTTCTCTACGTCAGCAGTAACATAACCTGGGAAACCTAATGTCGCTTTAAATAAATTAGAACGAGCACCACCACCAGTTAGTTTTGCTTTAAAATCATCTACGCCTAGGATCGCCATTTTAGTTACCTCCTGCAATTTCACTAAACTCAACACCAGTTCTAGTAGCGATGAAGTTTAATGTTATAAAGTTAATAGAACGTGCAGGTTTGATGTAAATATCAGCAACAAAACGATTAGTATCGATAATATCACCAGTATTATTAGTGTCATCACAAACTACTTTAAAGTCTGTAACACCACGTCTACCCTTAACATCCCTTAAGAATGGCTCAACCATATTTCTAAATTGTGCTCTTGTGAACTCATCATTGAATTCAAATAAAGACGCTTTAGAAGCTCTTGAAATAGCTTTCTCAAGAACGATGAACAATCTGCGAACATTGATTCTATCAAACGCAGAAGCTTTATATTGTAGAGTCTTATCACCATATAAAAGAGTACCAGCACCCGGGAATGAAACCAGAGGATTAATACCATTCTTATATAGATCGTCTCTTTCTGCTTGTTTAGGATTGAATGCCAATTTAGTTACATTTCTAATATTACCACGAGTAAAACCAGCTGGACTAAACCAAGCATCAGCAACTAGATCTGCGTTAGCAGCAAGACCAGCCATTGAACCTGAAGCAGGAACCCAACGGTAAGTATCGTTGTACTTATCATAAACATACAAAGCTGAAGAATCAGCAAATGCGTATGAAGATGAAGTTAACGATGATCTCCATGTAATAATATCAGTAGCAGCATTTGGATTTGAAATACTATCTGAAGTATTAGGTGAAACAAATGCAACAGTGTCTTTACGACCTTCAGCAATTGCAATTGCCTTATTACAAGCTGTTATATGATCTGCACCAGAAAGATCAGCACCATTCATTAATAGTGAAATCTCTACTGTTTCAGCATCGCCAAACATATCCATACCATCAGTAACCAAACCAACAGTTAGAGTATCGTCGGAAACACCACCAGATAAAGTAGTATCAGATGTAGAACCAGCACCAGCTGATGCAGGAGCTGTATTATAAGCCACAACGTTACCAGTTGTACCACCCATTGCCGTAAATGCAGTACCAGAATCTGCAAACTCACTTGTGAATGCTGTTGTTACACGAATCCAATTAGATTGTGTGTTAATTACATTCTTCCAGTAGTTTGAAGTACCATCTGATGATTTCGCATCTGAAGCTTGAGAAACATATGAATATGTCTCAAGAATTGTACCTGCAGCACCTGTAATTACACCATTAGCGTCAGCAACTACGATATGCATTTCGTCATTTGAACAGTTAAATGCTTCTGCTTGTGCTGAAGTACCCGGAGCGGAGTTAAAATTGTCTTTACTGGCCCAACCAGCGAAGGCACCTGAATCAGCAGGACAAATTTCAACGATAATTGAGTTACCAATTACGCCTGGATATTTTGCTACTAGATTATCAACGCCTGAATATACCTGAGCGTCGTCATCGTTTTTAATTAATGAACCTGAACCACCGTCACCAGCATTTAGTGCGGATGATCCAACCTTACGAACTACTCTTAAAGTGTTCGCATATGCTAAAAATTGAGAAGCTGTTAAAAATGTACTAAAAGTGTCATCATTCGGCTTCCCAAAAACCGAAACTAATTGCTCTTCTGAACCAACCGTCTGGATAACATCTGCCGGACCCCATTGAAATGAGCCTGCAATTGCACCAATCGAAGATGATACAGCCGGAACAACATTAGTAAGGTCAATTTCTTTTACCTGTACACCAGGTGAAACTAAAAAGGCCATGTGTTATTCTCCTAAATCAAGATTTAATATGTTATTCATAATACGTATATTTCAATACACTTATTTATACATTCCTATCCTTCCCATACTACCCAGCCATCATCTTGTTCAGATTCGGGCATAATACCAACAGGTATTAAATCATCTTCAATTTGTTTTGCTTTCTCAGCATATAACATATTTTTCATATTAACATCAGTGGCTTCTTGAAAAAATGGTGTTGTAGTAAACCATCCAAACAATACTAGATTCATCATTAAATCATCATAATTACCTGGTTCAGCTTCATAACTAGAACCTCTAGCAACAAACGTTGACATTTCATGAATAGTATTCCCATCTACAATTTCTACTTTATTCTGCTCTAAAATATCTTTAATCGTGGCACAACCGACTCTTTTAATCTTTCTTGTCATAGTAACACCAATAGCATTAGCCTTTACCATGGATTCTACATAAACATTCTCATATTCTAAGTCATAATATAAACCATTGCAAACAACTGCCCCTTGATCATTAGATTCAATTACTACATAACCTTCATTATAATAACTTGCATATTTGTATATAACATCAGGAAATAATAAAGGTGATATCATATTATCTTGAAATACCGCTACTTGTTTAAAGGGTTTTGCAGAAACATCAATAATATTAAATGTAGAATAATCTTGTCCTCTACCTTTGGATACATCAACAAACATTAAATAATGATGGCCCTCTATTGGATCTTCATATATTCTAACATTATTATGAATAGAATTAGGCTCTACTGACTTTAATGCTAATAATGTTTCTGCATTAATTAAAGTATTACCAGTACCCTGGAAATTATTGCCGAATTCCTGATCGAATTGTAATTCGGAAGTATTAGCAATAGTCATGCGTTTCCATTCATCATCTCTACCAGGGACATCCCACCAATCTACTCTGAATGGTTTAAATTCATTTGTACCTTGCACAGCTCCTTCATATAACTTATGATATATGTTTCCTAAACCATTTGCTGTAGAAGTAATAATAACTTTAGTAGATTTACCAGCTGAAATTACAGGATAAGTTGAAGTATAAAATTCAGTAGCATTTTCTACGAAAGCAAACTCATCGAGATACAATAAGTTAATAGACATACCACGAATAGAAGAACCAGAAGTTGCAGCTGCAACAACACGACTATTATTTGAAAATTCTATCGAACCTTTATTTAATGCCTTACAACCCGGTTGTAAGAAGAATGGAAGATTCTCTAACATTAATGTTATACGTGCTAACATTTCTCTAGCTGTAGAACCTTTATTAGCTAATACAGCAATAGTCTGTTCTGATTTAAATATTGCGTACCATAAAAGATAAGCCACAGTAGATATAGACTTACCGGATTGTCTACATGCAAGAACAATAGAAAATCTATTATCATTGAAATGTTTAAACATTTCTTTTTGATAAGGATATAATTTGAATGGAACTAAACCATCATCCAAAGATATTACTTTACAATAGGTTTCTGCGAAGTGTACAGGATCTTCCATACACTTCTTATATTCAAGTATATCTTCTTTAGTCCAATTCTGTGAAACACCGTCTCTCTTAACTTGGGCGTTCCCTAGATATGATTCAGGTCTGGTTGTCGTCATGTTCAATCACTGTTTCATCGCGTAATATTCTTTGTAAATCAGTAGTAGATCCTACATAGATATTATTATTAGTGATAGAATCATTGCCGCCAGTATTAGATAAACTTCCAACATTTTTAACTTCTTTGGTTTGTTTTTGTAACTTCATTAATTTCTCGCTAATTTCAGCATTTTGCTTTATTAGTTGACCGAGAACTTCAAATGCTCTGGGATGTTCTGATTCCCTAGCTAACTCCATCATTAATTGAATAGCCTCATCACCTTGTGCGGCTAAATCATATAAATTCTTTCTTATATTTTTATAATCATCATCTAAATCACTCATAATTACGGCTCATTAAAAAAGTCAATAGTTTCAGTGTATGGTACTGTAGTTCCGTCTACTTTCTGTACCTCAATATTTTCTCTGGATTCAGAATCTAAATAATATACTTCGGTCTTCTCAATAATACCTCTATCTTGAATACCTCTATAATATCTAATTCTTGTTTCAAAGGTTAATGTGTATATTACAGCTCTTCTCGATAAGAAGTCACCTTCATATTCATCATTTAACGTTACACCTGTTAATACAATCGGTACATCACTTGTTAAATCTAAATCAGGAATATCTTTAATAGTTACGGTAAAGTCTGGTTGAAATACTGGAAGAATTTGTTCTAGAATTTGTAAAGCCTCATCTTGAGCCTTAGCCATAATATTTAATTCAAAACCAACTTTATATACTGCTGGAGCTCCTAATGATTTTCTATTTTTAGGATCATTCGGATCTACCTTAGCATATACTTTAGTTTTATTAATTCTTGCCGCCCCATCGTA